CGTAATGCTATTAGAGATTAAACCTGTTGCAGAAAGTTGAGCTGCCAGTCCTAAGATGTTTCCAAGTTGCGCATCTGTGAAAGATCCACTTCCAGTAAGTGCCGCCTGCATCTGTAAGATGATGGCAAGCTGTGCGTCTGTGATCGTTCCACTTGCAGAAAGGCTCGCCTCTAAAGCTACGATTAACGCCAAGATCGCGTCTACTTTGGCAAACTCAGCCGATAAGTCAGCGTCGATATTTATTCCTAAGGCAAGCAGAGCATCTGTCTTACTGAGTCTTGCTTCTATTCCCTTAAAACTTGCGAGACCTCCAGAAGTTCTTGCCATGTTCCATGAATACGGATGAACGTAGCCCTGGGGAATGGCTGACTTCTTATCTATCCCGAGACCGTGGTCGCCTAAGAATCTGTTCTTAAGGTCTCCCGATTTTGTGTAGTTGGCTCTATCACAACTGGCAACGGTTCCCGACAGAAACCTACCGGGAGACTTATGCAAGACTGAGTAGTTACCAACTATTCCCATCTATCATCCCCATCCAATATCAAGGTGTCCGTAGATTGAACTATTTACCGGAGTGTTTGCGCCTGAGTACATAAGCCAAACAAGGCAGGCCCCGTCCACAATTTGTGGCATTGAAGGAAGTTGGTTCACTAAATCTCTTTCCGCTGCAACACCTAAAGTTGTAATAGGCAGAGTTAAAAGCGGCTTACAAAGCCCGACTGCATACTCGCCGGAAACATAAGACGTTGAATTTTGAATTGTTTCAACTGATCTGATTCCCGCATCCCCACTTTGTAGCGGCATGAAAGGTCCATATTTTCCAAGACCTGTGCCTGAGTAGAGAATCAACCCGTTTGCTGCCGCAGTCTTACCTACTGGTAAGGTTGCAGGAGTTGCTCTGCCAGCCGTGCCATCTGAGTTCGTATATCCTAAAGATAAGTTAGGAGTCGCAGCGCCCATTGCTGTTGTGTTTGTATTCCACATGAAAGCTTGAACACCTGCGCCGCTTGTGTATCTAGGAAGAGTCACGGCGTTGTTTGTAGCTTGCGCTGTAGTTGTCGTGACGCTTGTTACTCTATACCAACCGAGAAGATCGATAAGCATTAAAATACAAGGAGCTGTTGTCGCTGCCGCAGTAAACGCCGAAGCATTTAAAATGTGTTTTGTTGCAGGAGATACGTTGCCTCCGTGTGGAATACCCCCGGCGTTTGCTAAGGTTTCCGATGCTGCTTGGAAAGCTAAGTTTGTTCCCGAGTTGTAAATGGAACCTGTTGCGGGGTTCCCAGTTCCTTTAACTAAACAATGCCATTCTCCCGCAACTGCCGCAGTCGTTGGAAGAAAGTTTTTATTCCAATCAATCCTTAAGAACTGACCGTCTGTTGAATCCTTATCTATGATGTCATTCGTACTTGAGAAACCCATATTCTACCCCCACGAGGTTGTTATTTCACCGTGAAGTGCTGTCGCTGCGAGCGTTCCAACAGGTGAACAAATAAAATTTAAATAAGCGTCATCTTCTATAATTGGTAACTGAGTAAAGTCTTTCATGTAGTCTACTTCAACAGGAGCGTCCGCACCTCGCAGGCTCATCTGAGCTAAAGGCTTTACGAGCACTAGAGTCATAAGGCCCACGTCTGATCCTGCCATGGTAAGACCTTGAATGCTTCTTACTCCCGTATCCCCGCTTTGCAGCGGAAGAAAAGGTCCCGCACACCCGTTAGTTGCAAGGGCTGTTGATATAATTGTTCCATTCACGAATTGATTATTTAAAGTAACTGGAGTCGTAGTTCTTCCAGACACGCCGTCTTGGTTTGTATAGTTAACTGTGAATGTTTGAGTAAGTCCTGTCGCGTGACCTGCCACAACGACCGCCATAATCTGAACGCCTTTGCCATCAGTATATCTCGGGAGGGTTGCTGTGTTGTCCATAACTTGTTCCTCTGCATCCAGAGATTCATCTATGAACGGATAATAAAGAAGATAATCTAGGACTTTGATGTTCATCGGCAGCGCCGTTGCAGTCGTTGTCATTGCTAGAATTTTTCTCAAAACTTTTTTGCTGGGGCTAACATTGGGTCCATGATTTAGTCCTCCATTTGCTGACCTACTTATCGGGAAGGCAACAAGTGGAGAAGACGCATAGTAAAAAGGTGCAGGATTTCCCGGGGAAAGTGCGAGATCAAACCACACGCCGGAGCCAGTAGCTTGAGTCGGTGACTTTCTCCATGTAGAATAGTGAACCTGACCCGCGTCAACCTCACTATCTACCATATTTCTAAGAGATCTAAATCCCGCCATTAATTGTTAATCCAGAGTGAACACTAGGTCGCCCGCAGAAAATTGCGGCTGATTACCAGTGACAATGGTTTGAGAAGCATTCAACGCTCCGCTTGCGATGATCGTTCCTGCGCCCGAAGATGTAGTCACAATCGAAACATGGGTCACCGTAGATGAACCGCCTGTTGAAATTGGGAACTGAACGAGTGCTGCGTTCTCAACTGTTGCGCCGGATACTGTAAATCCAGTGGCGCGAGAAACCGCAACTCTTGCGTAAGAGGTATAATTTGTTTCAGAAGTTGTTGCAGTTCCAGCTTCCCCTGGATCTGCGGTATGAAGCGCAAGCCACAGATCGGTGTTTGCATTCCAAGAAACATCCGTACCTACAAAGATGTAAGTGTTGATCGCGGTTTCGGCTGTATTAGAAAACGACATGGTAACCCTTTCTTGTCGGGCTTAACCTATGGTCGCCCGAAGTTTTTCTATCTTAAGTTTGTACTCTTCTTGAAGTGCTTTAGCTTCTAAGTGCATCTCTTCTATCTTTGCTTGTTTGGCTTGAAGAGATTCACTTGCGGCTTGCAATTCTTTTTCTTTAATCTCTACCTGCTTAGAGAACTCTTGTTCCTTTTGAACAAGTTCACTTTCTTTTTGCGCGTGAGCTTTTGCCGCAGAGATATGCGCTTTCATTTTAAATTCGGTATCTGATTCTTTTTGTTTTAACTGAGACGCTTGTTCTTTTAATTCAGATTCCAATTTTAAAAGTTCGGATTCTTTTTTAATGATGTAGCTATGCTTTTCAGATACGGCGCTGTTGAGTTCTTTGAGTTCCTCAATCTGTTCCGCCAATTGTTCTGCCAGCTTCTTGGCTTTTGCTGGGTCAGAAACAAGTTTTAAAACCTCAATGGCTTCTTGAATGCTTGAGCTACTTGGTGTTTGTACTGAACTCATTCCCATCCCCATCATAATTAAACCCTTACGTGTTGAGTATTGCGGCGACCTTGTGGCCGGGCTCTACTTGAAAATACTCTGTCGTGTTCGCAGCCAGTCTTCGAGAACTTGTAGTGGCCGTCGGATTGAGTCCGAACTCGATAGAGCAGATTGAGTCCGTGTGAATTGCAACGACTACCGTCTTCGCATCGAACGCGGAAGACTGAGTGGATGCGCCCGCATTTCCAACTTTTTGAGTTGCGAGTGGCGGCATACTCACAAGAGGAACCATGTTCCCTTGAACAATCCTAGAGTGTGTGTGCTCAGTGATATAAATAAAAGCCATTCGTTACTCCTTAAGCCGGAGGCCAGTTGCCTTTAATGATGTGGTTTTTGATCTTTTCCAAAGCATCAAGGACTTCTTGCTTCCCGATAGTTCTTTGCCCTGTTGCTGTGTTGACAGCCGTGGCCGCTAACTCGACAGTGAGTTCTACCGTGTCCGCAGCAACCGCAGAACCTACGCCTTCAGTCACAGAGAACTCGCCTTCGCCAACGGAAATACCATATAAACGTGTTGCCATTCCTATCCCCTTAAAAATTTAACGGGGGCTTTTGGCCCCCGTTGTTTTTTAGATAACGTAGTAGCACTCCAAAACAATTGTGTCCGCAGAGTCAGCCGCCGTCGTAACGGTTCCGACAATGTCGTACTCAAGTTTAGGGTCTGCCGTTAAACCAAGAACTTCCCAGAGGGGCTTCTCAGAATCTTCGATTCCGAAAACACCTGACTCGTGGAGAACGCTTGATTTAACAAGAGCTGTTCCCAAGGCTTGAGCACTTGCGAAACAATCTGCGTCCACAACTGCGCCGCCATCAAGCGTGCTTTTGTAGATACCGATGTCCATCGCTGTGTTCGTGCCTGCGCCATCACAACTTAAAAGTAAGTTAGAGATGCGTGCATTTGACGGAACAGTTCCGAAAAAGTATTTAGAGTTGGCGGAGTCTCCGTTCGCAGCTTCCACAACCCCAATGCAGGATTTTAAAACCCCGTTAGAGATTCGTGAATTGCTGAGAACTTTTGGAGAACTGTCGCGGTTTGAAATTACCGTTGCTTTTGTATCAACTACTGCCATGATTTACTCCTTATTCTGCACACTTGATTTCGATGATCTTCTTCTCTTCAAGACGAGTAGCGCCCATTGACATATAAACATATGCCTGCCATGGGTGACCTTTCAAGTCTTTACGTTGAGTCACATCAGTTTTAATGTCGTTCCATAAACCTAAATGCATTCCTGATTTAGCAAACACAGGGATTCTGCGGTAGCTAGATCCATCAACATCAAGTCTCTCGCAATGAACAAAGTTCATTCCAAGGAAACGCTGAATCTTGCCGTCCATAAGAACTGGCTTTTCGTTGAAATCAAGGCTGATGATTTGAGCTTCTGCTAACAGATTATCCATCTGAGTTGCAGTTGCAACCACAGTGATAGGATCAGAATCCATCTCAACTTCATTTGCCATCAAGATCTTTCGAGCTTGGCGAAGTTTAGCAACAGTTAAACCTGTGTTCGCAGATGCGCCGAAGTTAACTGCAACTTGGTTGGCAGATAAAAAAGAAGTGTTTGTAGAACCAGACTTACCAGTCTTTGCAGTTCCGAAGAAAGCGTCGATGATAAGATCGTCGATCTGTCTGCCTGCCGCGTTCATCGCGTTCTCAACAAACTTAGACGTAGGGTCTTGCAACAAGCGAAGCTTATCAAAAGAGTCTACAAGTTGGTTAAGATCGAAGTCGCTAGGTAGAACCCAACGTCTGTCGGTGTCTGCATCTACGCGGCCAATAGGTTCGAAACGACCTACGACAGGCTGCATAGAGATAGCGCCGATTTGATCTACGGGAGAAGCTTGTTCGCCCATGTAGGGAGCTTCAGTTACAAGGCCGCGAAGCTTTGAGCCTTTTTGTTGCAACAACAATTCAATGTTTGTCGCAAACTGTTGAGCATAATGATTTGCTAGATTGATAGACATTTAAAGTCACTCCTGAAAAAAGTTGTATTTTGTTCTGTTCTTTTTTCGAGGGGTTTAGCCGTTTTACCGGGGCCACTCTACCCATAAGCTTGGGGTAAGCTGCCGTCTATTCCGGCTGGCAGTCGGGTCCTTTTAAAAAGGATTTGGCGACGTTGAGACTACAGCCCCCATGTTAGGGGGCATAATCTTGCGTTGTCAATCGGCTCTTTGATCTAGAATCTTTAGAGTCTAGACTTCGCCGGGGTTTGCCATCGCATGAAGATCGGTCATAGTCTTCATGGCCTGGGCATCTTTAGCTAGATACTTTTGAGTGAAACCTGGGTCCTGTTTCAAAGACTGAATCCTTGCCCGAGCTTGAGCAGGTGTTAGAATCTGATTACCAAATCCATTTCCGGATCCGCTTCCAACAAAGCTCGCCTCGCCCATGTTCGAACCTATTGTGTTCAGTAGTTTCATGGCGCCATCAAAGCCTAGTTCTTTTCCTAAAGCTTTAACCGCGTTGTCTGGGATTCCAAGTTTCTTAATGGCCATGTCTGCGTTCACAGAGTTCTGGCCGTATGCTGCGCCCCATTCCTTTTTAAGTTGGGCTTCTTGCTGTGCAGTTTTAATCTTATAAGCTTCCGAGGTTTGAGTGTCTCGATTTGAGACAAACTCTCCGAACTTTTCAAGGATGCCTTGAGCTTGAGTCTTTGTAAGGTTAAGCCCGTGAAAAGTTTCAGAGGCCCAGTTAAAGAACTCTGGGTCATCCCCTTTGGCAGGTTTTAACTCATATCCATCTTTAGTGTCGGGCGTTCCGAGTTTCTTGTAGATGTCTTTCCATTCCGGCGCGTCCGGAGTTTCAGGTAATTTAAGAAGTCGATCTTGCGGTACACCTCGAAGCTTCTCTAGGTTGACATAGCTTTCTAAGACTTGCCCCGGATCTTTGAACCCTCTTTGCGTCACAAGATCTTTCATCTCGGGACTTAAAGAGTCAGACCAACTAGGCGTTGCGGGAGGGGCGGTTGGCGCAGGGGCGGCGGCAGCGGGTGCAGGTGCGGGGGCGGCAGGTGCGGGGGCGGCAGGTGCCGGAGTTGCAGTTGGCGCAGCCGGAGCTGCGGGTGCTACTTCAGACATGGATTATTCCTTTCGGTTAAGTTCCCAAATTTCTTCGGGCGTTAAATTCAAATGGTTCTGAATCCTAAGCCAGACTTCTCGTCTGCCTTCGAGGATGGCGTGGACTCTGGGGTCCGTGTGGAATGTGGTGTCCGCTGCTCTACAGAATTTAGCTAAGTCTTTTAAGACCGCATTGGCGTGACGGCTTTCTTTATCGAAAGTCATTTGATACGCAATAGACCTGTCCTTAAGGAAGGTCTTGATTTTATCTATCATGTCTGACACGGAGTTTGCCTCTACATACCTTTTGCAGTCTTAGCTATAGACGCCATGCTTGGCGCTGCATCTATGATCTGTTGCTGTTGAGCTGCATTGGCCCGGCCCTCTCGGATCGCTTGAATGTCTTCCATGCTTTTTCTCCAGCGCACGGGGACAGCATTGATATCAGCTAGCTCTGGGATAATAGCGTCCCAGTTGAAATGGTCAAGGGCTTCGGGGTTGCCTGTCGCGTTCACAACACCCAGTGCACTCTCGACTGTTCTCATGAGACCCGATGCCTCTTCTGCACGTTGCGCACGAGACAAGGGAGAATCATACTCCACTTTAAAATCTACTCCCGCCTCTTGTAGGATTGGCGGAAGTGGCGGGAGTAGTCCTAATTTAGACAACACATCAAGTTCTCGCTCGATCTGGGGACCGAGTCTTTCAGATTGCTGCCGCCCTAAAGTAGGCGCTAAGAGAATGCCTTTCTCTCTTGTTCGCTCCATAACTTCGGTCGCTGTCATCTGAGGATTGTCAGCTAGGATCTGAAACAGTGTAACGAGGAAAGCATCTTTGATGACATCTTTCTCGTCGTTCATCATGTCTCTGCCAACATTTACGTTTCCAACAGGAAGACTTTGCACGAGTGCTCGACCCTCTTTAGACACGCCGCCCGCATTGATTGATCCAGGTTTAAGACTGAATGAATCAATGATGCCGTCATCGTGTGCAAGGAGAACAGGATCCACCGCTCGGTGTCCTTGCTTAAGTAAAGTTTTCTTTTGTTCGTTTAAAGTTTTAACCGCTGGCAAGACATCCATCGCAGGACTTCTGCCGTAGACTTCGTTCTCTGCCTGCTCATATCTAGATACTGAATAAGGCATGACATCATACCCGCCCTCTTCGATGAGCTGTTTGCCTTCAACAGAAACATAGCACGATGAAAAGTCCATGCCTTTGTAATCAAGTCTTGTCGGATCGATGCTCTCGTTAGGAGAAACGTAGTGGACAAAATAAAATTCTCGCTCGGGATCTACATCAAAGGCCGTGACAATAGTGGCCGGAAGTCTTTCAGGTCCCCACTTCTGCAAAGCTTGGCGGGCTGTCATGGCGAAATGTCTTAAGACTTTATCGACAAGTCCTTGATGATTCTCCATGAAATAGATCTCGCCAAGGTGACAGTTCTTATACCGAAGTCCTTTAACTGTTCTTGAATAAAGGGCGTCCGTATAAAGAATGCCGTTTCCAAAGGCGCCTAAAGATTTAAAGCCTGCCTGATTCTGTGATGAGAAGTTGGCGGTTGGAGCATATCGATGTTTAAATAAAATTGAATTCGTTTCTTCAAACCAAAGTCTAGCTTGTCTGTCTTTGGAAAGATTGATGTCGTTGGGAACGTAAATGTTGGCAGAGACATGATGAACGACGAGAAAGATGTCATCAAAGATGCTTTCCTCGTTACACTGTTTCAGATCCTAGCTGACAATCCTCAGATGACAGCGACCGA